TTATTAATGCCATATGATTTTATTGTGGGTTTGAAGTCAGGATTAGGAGTTAAGTGATGGCAGAACGAGAGATTAAACGTCTCGGCAAGATACGCAAATGGTTTGAGACAGACTTCAGGATAGCTAACAGACGTGCAGCCGCGTTTCACGAGCCAGAATTCCAACGCATAGTGGATTTAGTTAAAAGCGTATTGGAAGTTATGCAAGATGAAAGCAGTAAAATTATTGAGCTGAAATTCATTAAAGAGTTGAGTAATAACCAAGTAATGGAGAGATTAGATTACTGGTCAGACTCGACATATTACCGGCATAAGAAGAAGGCATTATTAGAGTTTGCAGATTTAGCTAGTGATTTTGGATTTCTGTGCTTGGATAAATAAAAAAGCGCCAACCGAAGTCAGCGCCATGAGGATATATCTAGTAACTTTATTTTATCATGGAGGGCGTAGGTTGTGGCACTGTTACCAGAATTAGATGAAGCAAGAACTGTTGAAAAAGCTAGGTACTTTTTTGATAAAGAATTACCTACGATTAAAAGAATGGCTCATAAATCTTATGTTGATGTTAAGTCACCAATCATCAGTGGCATGCCGTCAAGTCGTAGCATTAACAATGCAACTGATGAGAAGCTAACTAACCACGCTTACGCTGAAATGATTTTAGAAGAAGTTATTGAAGCATGTAGGACTATGAAGTTTCCACATAGGGATATTATCGAATTGAGATATTTCAAAATGGTGAAGTGGGACAAGATATTCGAACAAATGGGTTATTCTGAAAGCCGAGGTTACCAACTTATTCGAGAAGCATTTTTGCAGTTTGTTTGGGCGTTTGCTGATGTTGAAGATTTAAGAGTATTTGTCCTCGAGGGTGCAAAAGATAAAAGTAAGCCTGAAACACCTTTTGACCCAGAGAGTTCAGAATATAATTATAGGTAGAGTGGAAATTCATTGTAGGCACGGTGGAGTAAAACCGTTGTATTATGATATTGTTCAAAAATTGAATAACAGCAGTGACGGAATAGGTAGACGTTAGCGCAGTGACGGATTTGGCACCACTGAGTAAGTCCAAGTCATGTAAGGTGCAAATCCTTACCTGCTGTATATGGACACAGGTTGTCCAGAAAGCCCACGGTAACTCGTGGTATGTAGTGTTTGCCTTTATCTGCTTTATGCGGATAGCATACTAGTTTAGGTGAGCGTGGCCATAGAGCTGATAGAAATATCGGCTCTTTTATTTTGCAATCAGATAGGGGCGAGTTTTGGAACTGGTATTAGACGAAAAGAAAATTAGAAAGGGTAAGCCGATTGGTTTGCCTTATGTTGGTTCAAAGAAAAAGATTAGCAAGAAGATCGTTGAAATTATTAAGCAGAATTTCGGCACTGACAAGCCTGTGTATGACATTTTTGGTGGCGGTGGTGCAATTACCGCAGAACTAATTTTAAACGGCTTAGACGTACATTATAACGATTTAGACAAGTCTATTACTGATATGTTCCAACGTGTAATTAGTCAGGATAGGGAATGGATTAAAACGTTGATTGTCAGTCGTGAAGAGTTTGTTTGGATTAGAGATAAGCAAGATAAAACTGTTGATGACGAGTTGAAGTTGCTAGTTAATTCATTTGGCAATAACAGAAAAGGTTATTTGTATGGAGTTGATATTGCTGATGATAAATATGAATTAGCAGTAAAAATAATTAGCAATCATGATATGTTCTCTGGATATAAGCAAACGGATACATATAAAAACAGAATGGCAACGGTACAGCAATTACAGCAGTTAGGGCAATTACAGCAGTTATGGCAATTACAACAAGTTAATGACGTGGTAACAACCAACCTAGATTACAAAAATTTCTCAAATATCACCGAATCTATTTTGTATTTAGATCCACCTTATGAAAATTCAGTTGGATATAACGAAATATGCCCGATTAAAATTCCGGTTGAAAAATACCAAACGATGCGAGATAAGCTTGTAAAGCTTCCAAGTGGTACTAAGCTAATTGAAGATTGTATCGAGTATAAATTAGGTACAAGTGATAACAATAGAAATCGAATGTATTATAAGACAGTTCAAGATGTTTTTGATAGCTCAGCATTTTATGACTGGGCTTTTTCTATGTCTAAAAATAACGTTGTCCTAATTTCTAGCTATGAGATTAGTGACGATAGATTCGAACCGGTCTTTGAATTTAAAACGGCACGTTCTACTTTCCAAGGAGGAACCGGCAAGCGTTACGAAAAGTTATTCATGGTAAAGCAATAATCTATTTTGCAATGAAAGGTGGTGAGAGTTGTGTAGTTATGAGAAAAGATAAAGAGTATGGCTTAGTATCTGGCGATGAAGAGCTGAGGATACTGAGACAATTAGATAAGGAGGCAGCTAGTTTGAAAACCTACACTAAATTAGTAGTGACACACAAAGCAAACACACGTGATTTTGATTTTGAAGAACAGTATTTTTATTCTGACACATTTAAATTAATCAATATGGCTAAGAATGAGTCTGTTTATCAAAGTGCAGATGGCGGTTTAAAAGTAATAATTCTCTATCGCAGTGTACGACAGATACTTAATTCTTGTTTAGATGGTTTAGGAATTAGCAATATTGTAATAGGTCGAGGTGGCTTTCTAGTATTAAATGATATGAAAGCAGGAGATATTAAACAGCTATTTAATATTGCATATAGTGCTTATATTAGTGGAGCTAAAGAACGAGCAGGCTGGAGAGAATATGAAAAAGAATCTATTAGAACGAATGCAAAGGTCAAATGAATATAATCGACCTGAATATGTTGATCTTTACGGGAATGGGTCTGTCACAGGCTACATCAAACGAGGTGGCAAGAAGTATACGCGTAATCAGAATGCAGTAGCAGATGTAGCTGTCGAAGAATCAAAACAAGAGGTTCATCATGCGAATCATTTGTTATCAGAAGAAGAGAAGTCATTAGTTCGTACGATTAATGCAGGGCGATTGCTCGAAGGAATTTGGTTACAGAATCTGATGAGGAGTTTATCTAGATAATGCCAAGAGTTAAACAATGTCGAATGGCTGGGTGTCATAAGCTTGCCAAGAATGGCAAAGCATACTGCTCAGCTCATCAAGACTTAGAGCAAGAGATGAACAATAGGCATGACAGAGCAATGGTCCAAAGATATAACAAGATTGATCGCAAACGTAATGAAGTGAAGCGTGAGCAATCAAACTTCTATCGAACCAAGCAATGGGTTGGACTAAGGCAACAGGTGTTAGAGCGTGACAACTACATGTGTCAGTACTGCCAAGCAAGAGGAAGAGTCAAACCTGCTAAGGTAGTGGATCATATAGTGCCAATTGAATACAGGCCAGATGATAAAGCTAAGTTAGATAATCTAGCTGTGATTTGTGGCGCTTGTCATACAAGAAAGACTAAGTGGGAACAACAGTATTATGGTACAGGGCAAGGTAATAAAGCTAAAACGACGGCAACTATCAAAAGTGTCGCAACAATAGCCAAGATGATTGAGGTTTAAAAAATAAGCCCCCCGTGTGTTTGACAGGAAAAGGAGCGCACACAGTTCATCGTCTTGTGTCGAAAGCAATTTTTGAAATATTTTAGGTAGGGGGGGTACCCCAGATAGAGGAAGGGAGATGATAGAGTGAAAAAAGCCGATAAAGATGTTAATGACGGGCGTTTGGCCTATCGTCCGCCTGATTATTTGGGTACTCAAGCTAAGGCAATATGGCGTAAAGTAGTCGGCTTTTTAGAAGAGAATACGGCTGTAAATAGAATTGATTCAAATTTAGTAGAGATGTATTGTACGCAGTACGAAATTTTTAGAAATGCTTACAAGCATATTCAGGAAAATGGAGAAGTTCAAGCTATTTATAAATCTGTTCAAGATAGTATGGGGAATGTGATTGCTACTGATTTTGTTGGGTATAAACGTAATCCTATGACACAAATATATGATTCAGCAATTAAAAACCTTACCCGTATTGCTGTTGAGTTAGGTTTGACGCCCAAAAGTCGAGTTGAATTGATGAATTTGGCTGGGGATGAAACTACAGAAGAGAGTGCATCAGATAAGATGAAAGCATTCTTTAGTAATAGTGAGGAGGATAGTTATTAATGAGCGATATTGATTTAACCGTATCCCATGATGTGTTGGGTGAATATAATAGATTGAATTTTGATGATGTGAAGTTGAAATATAAAGATCCAGGGACTATGTATGCGTTTGATGTGTTGAATGAAAAAGTCACATCAGGTTATTTGATAAAATTAGCAGCTTTTAGACATTTAAGAGACTTGCAACGTCAAGGAAGAGAAGATTTCCCGTATACATATAATTTGGTTGAAGTTAAGAACATTCTTAAATTTGCATCAATTGCACCAAATGTCGATACTGGAGAACCAACTAAGCTAATGCCGTGGCAAAAGTTTATAATGTCTCAGTTAATGGGCTGGCGAAACGATAATGGTGGTAAACGTTATAGTCGAGCTATTATTTCTGTTGGCCGAGGTCAGGGTAAAACGTACTTACTTGCAATCTTAATGTGCTACACATTCATGATGGAGTCATTAGGACTAAGCAATCAGGATTATCTTGTTTCTTCCATCAATTATAAGCAAACTAATAAGCTATTTGGTTATATTAAAACGATGCTAAAAACAATTATCAAAACAGAACCATTTAAAGAACTGGCTAATGAAGTGGGATTAGATGAGAGAGCAATTCAAAGTGATCAAATCATTATGCGTAAGCAAAATAATATTATCAGACCTATTTCACATGAAGCCGGGCAATATGATTCCTTTCATTTCACGACAGCAATTTTTGATGAAATTGGAGAAGTTAAAAGTCGAGATAAAATTTCGAAAATTATTTCCGGACAAGTTAAAGTTACGAATCGACAATTTATTCAAATATCTACCTCCTATCCTGACCCAACAGTGCCGTTTAGGGCAGATCAGATAATGCTTCAACAAGCAATGGAACAAGATTTCAACCGAGATGCCGATAGTTATTTGGGGTTAATTTGGGCTCAAGATTCATTGGATGAGAGTTTTAAACCTGAAACATGGAGCAAATCGAACCCACTCTTAGACTTACCAAGTGAAAAGAAGACCTTAATGCAGGGACTTGTTGATAAGCGTGATAGTGATATGCTTTCAGGTAACATTGCTGATTTTCAAAATAAAAATATGAATTTGTGGTTACAACAAAAGGCTGATAGTTATTTGAGTTTGGATGATATTAACGCCGCCGTCATACCGGAATTTGATATACGAGGGAAAGAAGTATACATCGGTTTTGATAATTCGTTGATGTCTGATAACACAGCCTTTGCCTTTGTTTATCCTTACGTTGATAAGAACGGTATTAATAAGTGGCATATTGAACAACATTCATTTATTCCCTGGAACAAAGCAGGTTCGATTGAAGTAAAAGAGAAACAAGATGGTATTAATTATCGTGCACTTGAGCAGCTAGGCTTGTGTACAATTACTACACACCCTGAGGGATTAATAAATCCAGATCAGGTCTACCGATATATGTTGGAATACGTCGATAATAATAATTTACAAGTAATGTTGTTTGCTTATGACTCTTGGGGTGCGACCGATTACATTAAACGAATGGAAAATAATCTGTCTTGGGAATTTATGCCCGTAAAGCAAACAACACAATTCCTAATGCATCCAACTAAATTCTTGCAAACAGGCTTCATTGAAAAAACAATCACTCGTTTAGACGATAAAGTAATGGAAAAAGCTTTATTAAATGCAGTAATTAAAGAAGACAAGGTTGGTATTCAAGTTGATAAAGACAAAGCCACTCTAAAAATTGATGTGGTCGATGCCATTATTGATGCTTTATATCAAGGTATGTATCATTTCGAGGAGTTTTCGGAAATTAATAACCCAAGTAAGGCAGTTGAAAGAATGACACCACAGGAACGCTACGATTGGCTATTTGGTGAAAATAGTGATTCTGGTGTCATGGACGATGAATTATATGACTGGAGGGACGATGATGATTTTTAAACAATTATTTGCGAATATTTGGAATGTTCTTGATGTTCTATTTTTTATAGCCTGCGCAGGTGCATTTAACTGCGGAGGCTTTTATTTTGGGCAAGGTTGGGGGTATTTAACTTTGGCTATTACTTTCTTATTAGCAGGACTCCTGGTGGAACAAATTGAAGCTAAACGAAAAGGAGGGGGTGAGATGTAGTGCCTATATTTAATGTGTTAGGTAATTCAGCAAAAGGATTAACTAGCAATGTGGGAGTTAGCATTAATGACGATGACAGTGTGATGAATTTCTTAAATCCTGCAAAAGCAACCTATATTAGTGCTAGGGATGCTTTAAAAAATTCAGATATTTACTCTGTTATTTTTAAATTAAGTGGAGACTTGGCGTTATCAAAATTAATTACCGAAAATTCAAAGGTTAGCTCTTTATTGGATAATCCAACACCTACAGCCAATCGTTTTTCATTTTGGCAATCGATGTATGCGCAAATGTTATTAGGGGGTGAGTCCTTTGCTTACCGTTGGCGCAATAGAAACGGACAAGACATACGCCTGGAATACTTACGACCAAGTCAAGTAAACACTTATTTACTGAGTGATGGGTCGGGTCTGACATATAATATTTCGTTTGATAGTCCCAATATTGGTGTTAAAGAAGCTGTGCCAAGCTCAGATATTATCCATTTACGAATGTTGAGCACCAATGGCGGAAAAACTGCGCTTAGTCCTTTGTATTCTCTGGCTAATGAATTAAGCATTAAGAAATCATCTGATGATTTAACTAAATCAGCCCTAGATCAGTCAGTTTTAGCTCCAGGAATCTTAAGGCTTCAAGATGGTGGCTTATCGAATTGGAAAGATAAACGTGGGCGTTCTAAATCATTTATGCGCCAACTATCAACGAAGGGGCCTATCGTCTTAGACCAGCTAGAAGAATATTCACCTCTGGAAATAAAGAGTGATATTTCTAAATTGTTATCTCAAGCTGATTGGACGGGTGACCAAATTGCCAAAGTTTATGGCTTAAAGGGCAGCGACCTAGCAGGGAAGAGCGACCAACAATCTTCCGTTACTATGCTGATGGAACAATATATGCGAGGACTAAATCGATTTTCAACGCCAGTTGAAAGTGAGTTGAGTTTTAAGTTTAAAACTCAAGTAGAAATGGACCTTTCACAGGTATCAGATTTGCTTCATACTTCGCTATTAACGACTACTTCTGAAATGGTTAAATCTAATGTTCTAACCTCTGGAGAGGCTAAATTATTGCTTAAACAGAAGGGATATCTGTCGAATGACTTTCCTGATATTGCAGAAACACACATCATGACAAAGAAAGGAGGTGAGGAATAGTGAGTAACGTTATCAATTTAACTGGGCCTGTAATGGGCGATGAGCAAGGATGGATTTATGATTGGGTAGGATTGAATTCAATTCATCCAAGTAAGATTCATGATTTGCTAAACAATACTGATGACGATGAAATTGTTGTTAATTTATCGTCAGGTGGCGGTGAAGTCGTAGCTGCTAGTGAGATTTATACAGCACTTCGCCAATCAGATAAGCACGTAGTTATTAATGTAACAGGCATGGCAGCCAGTGCTGCTTCAGTAATTGCGATGGCTGGAAACGAAATCAATATTTCACCAACAGCTCAAATCATGATTCATCAAGCATCTATTAACATTCAAGGTAACAAGGATGATTTAGAAAAGATTTCTGATTTACTGGATAAAACTGATAAATCAATTGCAGATGCGTATGTACAACGTACCGGATTACCAGTTGAAGATGTTTTAAAGATGATGTCTGATGAAACCTTTTTGACTGCTAAAGATGCTGTAGATTATCATTTCGCTGACTCGATTATGTTTGTTGAAGATAGCAAATCTAAGGTAACAAATTCTATGAACAGTGGTATGTTACCTGATGCAGTTGTGAATAAGATTGGTACGATGATTTTACAAGCAAAGCAAGAAACACCAAAGAACGAAGACACTAGCCGCTTAGATATTAAATCTAAAGCGGCTATTTTATTACAAGGAGAAATTTAATGACAGTAAGTATTAACGATTTAAATGACGCGTGGGTTGCAGCAGGCCAAAAGGTTTCTGACCTACAGAATAAAGCACAGGCGATGGTTATGGCAGATGCAACTGCTGAAGATATTCAAGCTATTCAAACAGAGATTGTTAATGCTAAAGCTAAACGGGATTTGGCACATGATAATCTAGTTGATGCACGAGCTGACGAAATTTTAAACATGGAAACAGTAGAACCGTTGTCAGATTCTGAAAAGGATTTAAAAACTAAGTTTGTTAACGAGTTTAAAGGAATGATGAAAGGTGACCCAAAGGTAGTTAACTCTATCAATTCATCTACTGATGAGAGTGGCAATAAAATTGGGCTGACAATTCCTGTTGATGTTAAAACTGCAATTAATGAACTGAAGCGACAATATGATTCATTAGAACAATATGTGAATAAAGAATCTGTTTCTACCGCATCTGGGTCACGAGTATATGAGAAGTGGTCAGATGTTACACCTTTAGCTGATTTGGACGCTGAAGATGCAGAGATTAAAGAACAAGATGCACCAAAGCTATCTCTTATTAAATATACAATTAAGCGATACGCAGGAATTAACACAATCACTAACTCACTTTTGAATGATACGGCAGAGAACATCTTAGCATGGCTATCGACATGGATTGCTCGTAAGACAGTAGTTACCCGTAACGTCAAAATTATTGCAGCAATGAATACTGTTCCGAAAAAGCCAACGCTAACAAAATTTGATGATATTAAGGAACTAGCTTTAAATACAGTTGATCCTGCCATCCAAGCGACTTCAATGTTTATGACGAATACATCTGGTTTTGCTGCGCTAGCTAAGGTCAAAGATGCGCAGGGTCGCTATTTGATTCAACCGAACGTCACTAATCCCGAAATTAAAATGATTGAAGGTAAGGTAGTTACTGTTATTGCTGATAAGTGGTTACCAAATGTAAACGGACTTATGCCATTATATTTTGGAGACTTGAAGCAGGCTGTTACGTTGTTTGATCGAGAGAATATGTCATTGTTATCAACGAATATTGGCGGTGGTGCATTCGAGACAGATACAACTAAGATTCGTGTTATCGATCGTTTTGATGTAACAGCAACTGACACTGAAGCATGGGTAGCAGGTTCGTTTAAGGCAATTGCTGATCAACAAGCAACTACACCAGCGAGCAATTAATCCGACCGTCAAAGAACTCGTGACGACCGATACTACAGCGACAATTAAGGTGGAGTAAATGAAAGACGACGAAGTATTTGATAAGCTAAAACTCTCATTACGGCTTGATTCAAATGAAGATGATAACTTGCTTCGTTTATATATTGATACAGCAGAAGGCTTTATTTATGGGGCAATCGGTCGTGATGAAGATTATAAAAGCTTTTTCGAGATAGAAGAGGTTAAAAGAATGCTAACAACCGCTGTAATCGCCCAAGCGACGGGTTATTACAACGCTAGAACGTCTATCTCTAATATCCCAATGTCGCCAGTAAATTTAGCTGTGAATTCAATCATTGGGCAGCTTCGCTATCGATACGATTCATTCATGGAGGAGCAGGCTAATGAAAATTAACGGATTACAATTTAATCAGCGCTGTGAATTTGGTACGTTTCAGAATACCGATTATGATGTGAATGGTCAGATGAAACAAGAATTTGTTCCTGAATTCAAAGTTTGGTTTGGCTATCGTCAACAAACGATTTCGCAACAATATGAATTAGAAGGCCTCGGCGAGAGTGAAATTAAGATAATTGCTATCAGACATAATTCAGAAATTAAGCATGGTTTATATTGCAAAATTAAGGATGATTTATTTATGGTAGCAACTAATAGTTCAGATGAACGAGTCGGAAATGGTTTAAATTCTTATGACGTCATCACACTACGTCGTGTTGAAAAGCGAGGTGAAACTCATGCCAAATGATTTTGAATCTATGACTTCAAATTGGCTAAAAAATGTGGGCAATTTAGTGAATCTAACCATTGAAGAAAGAGAAACTATTACGGGAGCTGGAGCTGAGGTGGTTAAGAGAAATATTGCTGAAGTTACTAAAGCAAAGCATTATCAGGATGATAGAGACACAACAAAGATGAAGCATTTAGCAGACTCAGTTGTATCAGGAAAGTTAGAAAAGACAAGGGCTGATGGGAGTACGGCAGTAGGTTTTAGTACACGAGATGTAAATCATGCACGAATTGCCAGATTTCTTAATGATGGAACTGTTAAACGCCCTGGTGATTCATTTTATGACCAAGCTGTCTCTAATTCTCAGAATGAAGCGACGATTATACAAGCTAAGGTATTAGAAAACATTCAAGGTAAAAAGAGCCTATGAGTACACTTAATGATGCATATTTAGATGTAAAAGAGTTGGCAAGCTGGGCTGATAAAATTTATTTGAATAAATTAGATATGACACGTTTTTCGGATGAAGAAACGTGTTTTCTTTTGCGCAACAGTACAATTTTGCCAGATGATTATGCTAGTAATTCATTTCAAACATTTAATTCTAATATTCAAATCCAGATTTTCTTTGGTTTAAATATTGATTTTGATATTGAAACCAAAATGATTGGTTTATTAAAACAATTAAATAAAAAGCATTGGTTAATTGAGACGACACGGCCAGCAATTCCTGACCCAGATACTGCTCAATTAACGGCAACTATTATTATTTCAAAAAATAAGGAGATTATTAATGTCAACATTAGGAATTGATAAAGCATATATTTCAGTCATTGATGCCACAAAAGATACTGTAGTAACAGGCGTGGATGGTATTAACGGTGATGCAACAGATAAGGTTGGAGTTTTCGTAGCAGATGAGACAACTGCAAAAGGTATTGTCGGATTCAATTTGACTAATATGTCAGGAAGTCAGACTGATATTTATGGTTCAAATAAAATTGTTTGGATTTCTCAAGGTAAAGCTGCACCTCAAGGAGTACTAACAGTTAATGCACTTCCTTATCAAGTATTAAATCGTGTACTAGGCCGAAAAGAAAAGGGCGACGGTGGCTATGAAGCGGCCGGCAAAAATAATACGTATATTGCCGTGTTAGTTAAGTCAGCTGAAGCTTTTGATGTTGATAAGCCAGTTTACGCTGGTTTTTATAAAGGCCTCGCACAAATGGCAACTGAGAATATGCAAACTAACAACGCAGCTGACCAACGAGTTCAGGATGCGTTGACAATTAAGGCAGCTGAGCGTGGAAAGGATGGCTTTGGTGCCTATTATTATTCGGAAGAAGCAGCTTTTACAGAAAAGCGCATGTTTGAGGACTTCTTCCCAGGGGTTGATGTTTCAACGTTGGTAGCAGATGGTTCAGGCGATGGTGGAAACCCAGCGAGTAAATAGTCCGGTGGTCGGCAAAATCGCGACAACAGACAAGCAAGCGACATTGGAGGTTAATTAATTATGACCAAATTTGATTTATATAAGGGTACTAGTAAGGTGCAATCTTCAGTGGATTCACCAATTGTTATTAGTGATTTAACACCAGAAACGCAATATGATGATTACTCAGTTTCTTATGCAGGAAATGAAGAGAAAACGCCAGTTTCATTTAAGACAGAAGCACAAAAAAAGGTGTCTGTTACAGGTGTTACAGTTTCTCCAAAAACAATTGCAATGAAGGTTGGAGAAGCTAAACAAGTTGCTGGAGTTATTAGCCCTGAAAGTGCAACCAATAAAGGCATGACTTACTTATCTGAAAATGAAGCCATTGTGACAGTAGCCAGTG